CAATACAAACTGCGGTAGCCAACCATTCTAAATAAAAGTCTATTTTGCGATTCATGCAGCAATTGTAGCATGATGCAATTTTGATGTCAAATTGATATGTTGCGTAAATGCAACACTTATGTGTTCAGACCTTTGGCCCAGTGTGTATGAGTGGTAGGCGATACTATGTTGGCTGCCTCGCTTGAAGTATATGTAGCAGGAATTAAATTTGCACTAGGGGTAGCAGGAATAGGATTGGCCGGAATCGTGTTATTGGTGGTCACTCCTGCACTGCGTAGTGCTTGCATGTTGCGGCCTTCTCTGAGAACTCCTACTATGCATTGGCCAGTCAACGTGCTTTGATCAGACAGTGCTTCAATATAGGCTGACATGCCACCTTCTGCTGTATCCAATGCATAGGTAGGTAAGCTATAAATAAAACCAAATACAGAATTTTGCGAATTAGCAGTTTGTTGAGCAAAATTTACATTGGCAGAATATTGTACGTATTGTTCATTGGCAAACTGTTGCCCCATACCAAACCATTGATTATTCATAGTGGTGGTTTGTTGAGGATATGATGTTACCAAGGAAGCTATATCGCTTTGAGCGCCTGGTATAAGTGCTTGATTAAAACAAGCACTTTCGTCATCATAACGTCCTGCATATCGGCCACTTGGGATAATCACATAATATCCAAGATCTGTAGGAATGTTATACACACCGTTTACACAATTTAACATTACTTGATAGGTAGCCTCTAGCGTGCTAGTATTCATGGTAGAGATGTTGACTACGGCATTGGCCATAGGATCTGTATATCCAATGCCTGACGGTGCACCAATGGCATTGACTATGTTTGTGTTAGAAGTTGAAAAACTTCCATTGTTAAAAGTTGTAGTATAGTAACTTGCTATGTCATTAGGCACTGGTTGAGACAGTGCGGTCACCAGTGGTAAATCTTTTGTGGTTTCCAAGGCTGATATCACATTTGCCATGACCGGCAACGGATTATTAGAAATGCCTGAAATTTGTTGAAATGCCACACTCAATGCTTTATTGGCCAAGGCTTGATCAGGCGGAATAATTTGTTGTAATCTATCGAGTGCAATCATGTCACAGTACTCACTACGTAAGCAGGCAATTGTGTGGCCAATTCTGCATTGACGTCACCAGCACTGGTAAGGTACACAGGCTGAATACCATTGGTAGTCGGCACTGTCATACTTTGAAAACTGTTAGGAAACAACTTGACTGGATTGAGTAAATCTGCCATGGTTGTAATGCCCACAGTTTTGACATTCAACACACTTAAAATTTGAGCCAATGTCGATCCTGTAATCTGTGTCATAGCAGTATACATTAATTTCTGATCCGAATCGCCGACTGCTATGTTGGTGTTTGATAAATTAACCACAGTATCTTGCGAGATACCAACCAAGGTAAACGCCACACTCAATGCAGGAATAATTCCCACCACATTGTAAATTTGTCTGACCAATGCCAATGGGCTGCCGAGATCATCCAAGTTATTGGTGTTGATTAATTGTCCAAGATTGGAAAGATCTTGTCCAAATGCCTGAGTAGCTAAATTGACTGAACTCACCGATCCAGTAATCATGGCATCCATACCAGTGAATGTATTGCCAAGATATGTTTGCCCATTTATGGCACTGTTGACAATGGTACCAAGTTGTCCATTATATCCTTGTACCTGGCTTAAAGTTTGGCAAAATTTACTAACATCCCCTTCACCTAATATTTTATTAGCTGAGTTGATTACCACCGATGTAAATCCTACAATAAGATTGCTGACTTGATCTTCTGGGCTGAGAGTTAAAGTGTATGTACTAGGAATCGAATCGGCCAATGCAGGACACGTATTGGCCGCTAACAGATTCAAAGCTACCACAGTACTAGGCGAAAGAACAGATAGTCCTGTATTGATCACGGTCAAAATTGTGTTGATTATATTGACATTGCTGTAGTTACTGATTGCATTGGTTAACCCAGCATTTATGGCAAGTCCTTGATTTTGTAACAGTCCTGCACCGGCATTAACCTGTAATGGAGTTAATATACTAGGATTATCGGCCATTAATTTATCCTACTATCACATCAAAACTGCCAAGACTTCGACTATGAAAACATGAATCAAAATCTCCAGTGGTGCAAATAGGTCTACCATTAACCAACACTGTAGGATTTGTACTTGTGGTTTGTGCATGACAGTGCAATGGAGGACAGTTAGGAACTCCGCAACAAAAATGTGGAGTCACTGCCTCGCCTAATGTGGCCACTGGTCTACCATTGACTAACACTGTTGGATCGCCTGACATAATAATACCACCCATGATGTTGGCATCTCCTACTCGTTGCACTGGCCCTGGCATGTTTTATCCTAATAAAATTTTACTACTGTTGCGAACTGCTTTGATTCCGGTAGTTGCTTCCAGATAATGATCACAAACTTCTTCACGTGTTTCACAGATCATTGCAATTGCTGTTTTATTTATAGTGATATTTTGTTTGGGATCACCAGTGAACACTGTAAAAATCAGTTGTATGCCTTTTTCAGTTGGGACCGCACTAAGTGGATTTTCTACCACATAATGATCTTGATTGTCTTGTGTAATTTTGGCAACCACCTCATCTGCATTGGTTAGTTTTAGTGTATAAACTTTGTTTAATTCAATATTCATGTTGACCTTGTAAGTGTTGGCGAAGTTCTGTAAACCCACCAATATAATTATCGTCAATAAAAATCTGGGGCAAAGTTCTTGCAGTGGGCACTGCCTCTAACAGTTGTTCCTTGGTATAATTTTTATTGATGTTGCGTTCTTGGTAATCTATTCCTTTTGATTCAAGCAGATTTTTTGCTTGAACACAATAGGGGCAGTGATCTTTGCTCCATACTATAGCTGTCATGATTGTTTTCCTTATAAATTTGGTAATTCGTCATAGTCAAGCTGATCGCTCATAACTCCAATGACATAATTAGTAGACTCTGATTCTTGAAGTGCTGTTTGCTTGTTTGACGTATTGGCATGTTTGTTGAACCAAGGTATAGGTGTGGTTTTGGGGGCAGGTGTAAGATATTTGATTCCAATATCTTTCAAAGCCGCTGCGGCAGTATAGTCAACAAATTCTTTTAGTATCGCGGCATTTAACCCAATCACTGGTCCTTTGTTGAACAAATAATCGGCCCACTGTTTTTCTTCTCGAATAACATCTAGATAGAGTTGGTAGACTTCCGACTCACACTGAGCCTTTATACTTGCAAACCGCGGATCTTCTTTGACTACCTGATTTATAATCCAAGCAGTCCAGTCCTTATGCAGTAATTCATCTTGCAAAATCAAACTGATTATATTTCCATTGCCAATGAATATGCGATTCTCTACCATGGCCAAACTGGTAGCAAATGACACCATGAAACGGAAAGCTTCCAGTGCATAGCTGGCATTCAGTGCCAACCATATAGCTCGGATATGTTCTTCTTCTGAATATTGCCCAGTGGTTTCTTTTAGGCAATTCATCATGTGCAGTTTATCATAGTAGTCGCCAACACTGCTGGCCATATCTATAATTTCCTGCGTGTCGTGAATGGTGTTAAACACATCTTTGGGCACATTATAGATATTTCTAATAATATGACTGTAGCTACGACTATGTATATTTGTTTCAAAAAAGCCCCAATTGTACATCAAACTCTCAAGCTCAGGAATACTGCAAACAGGAGTGAATACTTGCGTGGGGCCACGGCCCTGTAAACTGTCCAAAGCAGTTTGCCTCAACAAATTACTAGTAAAAATATGTTTGACAGTGTCTGTAGCATCTTTGAAATCTTGACTGTCCTTGGTCAAATTTATTTCTTCTGGGATCCAAAAGAATCCACGAGCTTCTTGTTCAAACTTGGTGAGTTTGTTGTATTTGACTTCTTCAAATCTTTGTATGGTCACTGGGCCGGCTGGATCCAGAAACATTTTGCGTGTTAAATATTCAGTTTTTGTTTTTAAATTGTATTGTGCTTTGCTCATAATTTGCAACTTTCGCAATCTTCTTCTGCGCTGAAATCAATCAGTTCTAAAGGAGCATCTTCCTCAACTGACTTTGATCCTTGTTTGTTGATCAGGCTATAATAAAAAGTTTTTAACCCCCATGCATGTGCTTGCATTAGATTTTTAGCAATCAAAGTGGTCGGAACTTTGCGTCCTTCAAAATGTGCAGGATTGTAGAATGTATTGGTACTGATACTTTGATCCACATATGCTGCCAACACTGCTGCAGTTTTCAAATAACCATCACAATCTTTTTGTTCCCACATCAATTGATATTTGTTTTTGAGTTTGTGATATTCTGGAACTACCTGTGTTAAACTGCCAGCCTTGGATTCTTTCACTGAAATAAGACTCATGGGCATTTCAATGCCATTGGTTGAGTTGATTACCACACTGGAACTTTCTACTGGTGCAATGGCCATCTGTGTGGCATTGCGTACACCATAGCCTCGCATGGCTCCACGTAATCCTTCCCAGTTTAATTCTGGTGTAAAGTCTGCTAGTTCATTGACACCTTTGGCTCGGCGTTCCCAAGGAAACACTCCTTTACCGTACCAGGTATGATCACTGTGCTCACAACGCCCACGTTCCTGGGCTAATTCTACGCTGGCCTCTGTAAGATAATAGGCCTGATGTTCCATCCAAGTTTTGACATCTTGAAGTGCATCCTTTTCTCCATATCGAAATCCTCGTTTGGCATGCCAGTAAGCAAGATTGGTAATTCCAATTCCCAGTGGTCTAATTTCGTCATTGCTTAACTTAGACTGGATAGATAGGAAATCTTGGTAATCGAGAATGTTATTGAGACTACGATGCAATATGCGGCAGGCACGGCGCATGTCTTCTGGATTGCGGAACGCACCCCAATTGATCGAGCCGAGTGTGCAAAGGGCTATCCTGCCGGTATCATCATCTAATCTCTTAAAACTCTTTGTGGGAAGAAGAATCTCGCAACATAAATTTGACTGATAGATGGTGTGATACTCAGGATCAAACGGACCTTGATTCTGAACGTTGTCGATAAACACCAAGTAGATGCGACCGGTATCAGTGCGCTCTTTTAAGATGCCTCCCCGGAACACATCATCTGCACTCATGGTCTTGGTTCTCAAGCCCGGAGTGTTTTCGTATTTCACATACAGTTTTTCAAATTCTGTTGTGTTTCGATAAAAGGCTTCATATAAGTCAGGTACTTGATTCGGGTCAAAGAACGTGATATTTTCTTTGTTTTTAAACCTTCTCCAAAAGAATGCGCTAAGGACAACTCCGTAATCCATAAATCTAACTCTTGTTTCTTCTGTGCCTTGATTGTTTTTAAGAACAATAAGGTCATCAAACTGAAGATGCCAAATGGGATAAAATACTGTAGCACTTGCATTGCGAATACCTCCTTGACTGCAACTTCTCAAATCACCAAACCACTTTTTCAAGAATGGTATCATGCCAGTGTGCATGATTTCCCCGCCTCGTATTGGACTCCCCAAAGGGCGCAAACGACCAATTTCTAAACCTATGCCAGCACGTTTGCTGGCATATTTGGCCATCATCTCACCGGAGGCAAATATTGAATCGAGATCATCGTCTGATCTAATAAGCACACAACTGCTAAACTGCTTAGTAGGAGTACCAAGCCCAGCCAGCACAGGTGTTGCAAGTGTGAATAGTCCATCACTTGCAGCTTGATAATACTCTTTAATATAACGCATTCTAGCTGTGTTTGGCTCTTCCGTATGGAACACAGTAGCGGCTGCCACCATGTATCTAACTTGAGGTGTTTCATATATTTCCTTTGTTGCACGATTTTTTACAAGATATTTTTCAATCATCTGCTCTATAGCTGCATACGAGTACGATTCATCTTTGTCATGATCGATCATGTCGTTCATGCGATTCCAATCTTCTTCACTATACCATTCTAATAATTCTGCGGTATACAAACCTGTTGCCACATTCTTCTTTACAATTTCATAAAGGTGCGGTGGGTCATAAGCACCATAAACATCTTTACGTAACATCGATAAACGTTGCTTACCTGCTACAAACTGATAGTTGGTATGTCCTACATCAGGATTGGTTTCTACATCGATCAGATCCACAATGGCTCTCAGTGTGATTCCGTCAATTTCTTTGGTTGTAATTCCATCGTAAAAATGCAATTGTGCTTTGATTTCAATCATGCTCTGACTTACATCTGCTGTTCCCTTGCATATTTTGGCTACTTGTGCCTGCCATTTTTCAATCATCAATGGCTCTCGGTGGCCGCTTCTCTTAACTACTGATATTTGCGTCATCTTACTCTCGTTGTTGTTATAGATACTGGGCCTGTATCTGTTGTTGAGTTAACTGTTTTTTAACTTTTACCTCTAGGTTGGTATTTACAATAGTATTCTTTTCCCAATTCAATATATATTTTGTTTGATCTATTAGGACTAAATTGTAATCCTGATTGGATAAAATCAAGCTTGCAGTAGCCATATCTTTGCGATCTAACATAGTTATAGTATACAGTATTCCAAGTCCTCTTGCAACATCACAGTAGATATTATCGCTCAATAGTTGCCATGGATCCGGCCAGTCTGTAACATCGTCCCAATGCAAATGATAAGGATGCCAAGGAGTGGTCAGCCACCAATTGTTAATGGCCATCAACGCTTCATCCAAAGGACAAATTTGGCAGAGAGTTCTTAGACCAGCCCAAGAATCAAGTCTGTCAGAAAATTCAGTAGGCCACATCAAGCAAGATGGGTGATTGAATAAGTCATTGTTCCATTGATACTGTTGTTAGATGTGTACTGCACATTTACAGTATTTGAAGTTTGGCTAACTGACAATGATACACCGGTGCCAGGTGACCCTAGTGTACTCACACTTTGATAGTGTCCTGTGTTTTCTACAAAATCTTCAGTGTAGGTCAAATCACTTGATCCACTGTTAGTGGATACCATCATGGTTCCGGTGCGATAACCTGTGCCTCGCACAATGGTATAGGTCAAACTAAATGCCTTGGTTACAGTTGTATCAATGGAAAAAATAGTAACAGTGGTATTGTTTTGTATTTCAATAGTTTGCCCAGTTTCTATTACATAACTGCCTAGAGCCAGTTGTGATCCATTGGTTATTGCTATACTAGCCGATTGATAATTGGTGCCCGGAGTGGTCAAATCTATTCTTGGATATACTGCCGAGTATTGATCACTGCGCTGGAACATATCACTGATACTGATATTGTTACCATTTTCTATTCGAATTATACTGCTTGATGGATTTGTTGCGCCATTGAACTGATTTGCAACATCATAAAAAATATTATGTCCTGAAGCATTCAGCGTGGCATACACACCAAAAATAATGCCCTCAGCATAGATAATATCAAACATATTGCTGGTTATTCTAACACCAGTGGGACCAGTAATGGTTGGCGCACCTGTGCCTAGTAATATTCCTTGATACAAAGTATTGAACTTGCTGTTGGTAACTGTGATGCCTTGAATTTGTTGATCACTGTTAATTCCCCATACGGTGCCATTGAACAAACATCCATCAAAAACAATTTGATTTGTAATTAGACTAACACTACTGCCAAAGGTAACACATGATGTACCAGCTGATGCATTAATCAAAGTTGCTTTTGACAGCGGACCGTTGAAGCTGACATTTTGAAATCTACAATCTAATGCATCATTGATCAAAAAGACTGAGGTTGTATTATTGATATTTTGAAAACCCATATCACTGATAGTGATATACCCAGGCGGTATAGCACCATTGGTACCAATATTGGCACCCACCTGTTGCAGACTATCTGCAGTTTGTGCTACCAGCTGACCAGTGCCGCCGTCCATGCGTATAATACTACCATTGATGCCATCGCCATACAGTGTGGCATAAGGCGGTATGTTAATGGTCCCAGTTACCCTGTAAATACCTGCAGGAAAAAATAAATTTCGTCTGATTTGAGGATTAACTTCTCTACAGTATAATTGATACAGTGCACGATTTATAGCAGCAGTATCGTCAGTGACACCATCGCCCACTGCACCAAAATCAGTTACAGTAGCAAATTGATCAAGCCAGACCTGTAAACTTTGAGTAACCGGAGTTCCAGCACTTGTTCCAGTCTGTACAGTGTAACCTGCGGCAGCTCCTTTGTAGGTGTAAACACTATTAATAGCCAAAATGTTACTAAATTCAGTAAGAATCTCTGTATTGCCTATCACAGGGGCACCCTGTTCTAATGTGCCGTTACCGATGTATAGCTGTCTAGTATCTGTGCTCCAGCCCAATTCAGCACCCGCTAGTTGGGGTAAATCTATATTCAACCCTAAGCGGTTGGTTATTTGACTGATCTGTACAATGGCCACAATGTTGTCCTTGAAATTATGGTGTATTTAGTTGGACAAATAGTATAATTCTAAACGACGCCACCACTGGTCAGACCAGTAGTCAAAATCTTTGGATTCCAACACAAATTCTTGATACACAGGAATACCAGCATGCGGACCTGTATCCTGCGGCTTTACACACATCAGTACAACACCCTTGCGTATGTTCGTGCCGTAAACTTCATTGTGTGCTAGTGCATAGGCTGTAAGTTGTAGGTAATAATCTTCAATCCATTCTTGCTTTTTTGGTTTATTCGTTTGCTTGTAATCTAGTATGCTTTCTTCACCTAAGTGTATGCCCACACCATCTGTGGTCCCTGCGTACAAACCAGGAAAATAAAGAGGTATTTCTACTCCCCATATTTCATTAACATTACACAATCCTTGATCAATCACACACTGTGCCATCTTGTAACTATCCCATCCGTAAGGATTTGATCCACGATCAGGCATAGCACCTTCTTTGATATAGCGTTCAAGATAGGTGTGCATTCGGGTGCCACGATTGGCGGCCTCTGTAGTAATAGCCTGCGCACGATCTACACCAACACGACGGCGCCACTCATTGAGAGCTTGTTTTTTTTCTTCTGGTTTTGTTTTATCTAGTACAGTGGTTACACTAGGGACTCGTTGACCATTGGGAGTAAGATATAATCGCTTGCCATCTACTGATTCTCTTGATAATGCATGGTATTTAAATTTTTGAGTATACATATTAATTTTTAAAATAATGAGTGATGTTGTGTTGGGCTATTTTGTACATGCGATTAATTTTATCTTTTTTGTCAGAGCTGTTGTAAAGTTCTGTCAATGATGATAGCATATTTTGGATGCGTCGAGTTGGATTAGTTTCGCTATCGTAACTTTCATCCAATACATCATTGAACGTATAAAAGCCTCGATCTCTAAGTTTTTGTAAACTGTTGGCATCTTCAATTAATACAAAAGGTTTTCCAGTAGCCAAACATCTTGCCGTTTTTTCTGTAAAAAATCCATTGTTTCTAGGATCAGTTTCTGCTATGACTTCTATTTCAAATTCGCCCCAAATTTCGTGATAGGTATCATATGATCGAACCCATCCATAATCGGCTGGAGCATCTTGATTACCATTGAATTTCTTTTGTTTGACCCATTCTAATTCTTCCGAGAACCAGTCAGGAGTAATTGTGTTATACTCTTTGTAAATTTCTTCCATGTTGGGTCGGAATATTAAAAATGTATCGCCGGTAAAAGTTTTATCAATTTCGTACAATAGTCGTAATCGATGAGGTCTAAAACTTCCAATTACTGTGCCTATAAATTTTGCGTCTGTTTTTCTAACAAACTGATTTTGTTCTACTGCATGAGCCAGTCGAATTTTACCTGCATTAAAAATACTTTTTTCGCATTCAATGTAAGTGAACCCGTTATTTTTCCATGGATAATGTGTTTGTACAATGACTGAAGATTTGTCTATGGCCAATTGATCGCAAAGAAAATCAAAAAAATCTAATAGCCCGCTAACACCAATATTTTGACCATCGGTGGCATTTATAATTATTTTTTGATTTTTATAGTATATTGAAAACCAATCTAGTAGAATTTCTTTATGTGCAGATGAAAATCCATACCTATAGATATTAGTTGTCATGTATACATGACCGGAATCAACCGAATCAATCATTTATACTCTAAAGCTTTCTCCGCAACCGCAACGGTCGCGTTCATTGGGATTGATAAATTCAAAGCCTTCGTTGAGGCCTTGTCGAACGTAATCTACAGTTAGTCCATTTAAGTAAACACTGCTTTTGGGATCTACAAATAATCGGCATCCCTGACACTCAATGCATTGATCATCAACGGTAGGACAATCTACGTATTCTAACACATAAGCAAGCCCGCTACAACCTGTGGTTCTTACTCCAAGTCGAATACCTTCGCCACGACCACGTTTTTCTATAACCTGTTTTACCTTGTTGGCGGCCCGTTCAGTTAGCGAGATCATGTTTTATTTTGTAATCTGCAACCGCTGCTTTGATGGCATCTTCTGCTAGGATTGAGCAGTGGATCTTGACTGGTGGAAGTGCAAGCTCTTGAGCAATCTCGCTATTCTTAATCTGTGCCGCGGCGTCAAGTGTTTTACCTTTAACCCATTCTGTGACCAACGAACTTGAAGCAATCGCAGACCCGCAACCATATGTCTTGAATCTCGCATCTGTGATGATACCATCTTTGACCTTTATTTGTAGTTTCATTACATCACCGCAAGCCGGCGCTCCTACCATACCTGTGCCTACGTCTGTGTCATCCTTAGAGAAGGAACCCACGTTACGTGGGTTCTCATAGTGGTCAATCAATTGAGCTGAATATGCCATTTATTGTACTACTTCTGTGTGTTTGTGTTTAATACTTTTTTTAAGAAGTTTAAACCAGATTTTTTTTGCTTTGACAAGATCATGACGAATTTCGGCACGATTAAGTTTTAAGATTAATTTACGTGTTTTCATTTAGTTTGGTACCAATACTATTTTCTTTGTGTTTGTTGCAGGATCAATCATTTCTTGCCAATGATACCCAACTGGAGGTTGCTGAACAACACTCACAGGTGGTTGAACAATAACCGGTTGTGGTTCAACATAAACAGTATTAGGGCGACTTAATTCGTATCCAATTACTCCACCAATCAGTGCAGGAGCAACCCACCCACCGCCGCTGTAATATCCACCGTGCCAGCCGCCTCGATAACAACAATGTGCTTGTGCACTTGCTGATCCCAATACAGCCAATAATGATAGTGCTAAAAATATTTTTTTCATGACATTCTCCTTGGTTATAATAATATAACGCCTTAGGCAAGTATTTAGTATACTGCCTTTAGACTAAAATGTCAAGATATTTTGATTATTTCATGCCTCGGCGCATGGCTTTTTTGGCATTTTGATCTACTATGTCTTGAGCTTGATCCACTGACATTGCAGCACTAGCAGGATCCTCGTTGCCCCGGAACCGAACCACACCAGAATTTGGATCCAGTGGTTCCAAAATATTACTCAATGGTTCTTGACTGATCAAATCACCCAAGTTTTGTGATGTAACATTGACACCCATACTTTTGGCTATGTCAATAAATGCATCTTGACTGATTTCTTTTTTGGCAGATTCATCACCCGCACGTCCACTCAAAAACATACTGATGGCTGCTAATTTTTTTGCGTTAGCAGCCACTGGATTTTCTTCAACCTCAAAGATTTTCATTATCTACGACCACGGCCTAATGCGGCACCTGCAGGTTTAACAGGAGGTTCCATGTCGTCAATATCTGGTAGTTCATCCGCTGGATTGATCTCAGGTTGTGGAGCTTCTCCAGCCATTCCAGCATCCATGCTGTCTTGACCAGGAACCATTGGCGCTTGCCCAGTGACTACACCCAATGCCTGTTCGAGTTGTTGTTTTGCACCTTGCAAGTTTTGTAGTAATCCGGCCAACGCAGCAGTTGCATCCGTATTGAATTGCATGGCTTGATCTACGCCAATTTGGTCTCGGATCTGTTGCATCAAGGCAGGTAAATCTTTGAACTGCATACTACTGACTTCTTCGCTCATCTTTTGAACCTGATCGACCATGTCTTGACTAGCCAATACAACTTGAGCTTGTTGAATTTCGCTTTCACGTAGGGTACGATACAAATTACGACGCAAACGATTTTCCATTTGTTGTTGTGGCATCATGGCCACAGAAGCTACCATTTGTTGTTCATCTGGATTGAGATTTTGTCCTGCAGCTGCTTTTTTCATTGCGGCTTGTTGTTTGGGGTCTTTGATTGATGCAATCTTTTTAGCGGCAGCAGCAGCCTGAGCACTGGCAACTGTGGGATTTACTGGAGGCATGCCAGATGCTGATTGTGCTTGGTTTTGATTTGCTCCTGCAGTGGATCCCATGGATACTGTGGGCGTTTCACGCAGTTTGCTTTTCAGGCCCTGTTCCATCATTACCAATTTTAAATAAGCTGGATTGCGTTCACTGTGATGAAATTCAGGTTGGCGACGGTGTTCGGTGATCAATGATCTCACACGACCTAGCATGTGTCGAGCTTGAGAGCGTGTTAGTTGGTCAAAACCAACTCGGCCGCCGAAATAACTTTCCATTACTTTAGCGACTTGCTTTGTTTGTTGTGGCACGGCCAGTTCTTGCAGTTTCATTTAAGAATCCTCGTTGTTGTCTATATTTAGCCCAATTAACACATTTATTAAGTTCTATTTCTAGGGCTTTTTTGTATATAATTTTGGTTTCCAATTTGGTACCAATATCTTCTCTAAATTGAGCACGACGACTGTGATCTGCAATTGAGGATCTTACAAAAATATCGTTTTTTAATAGCTCGAGCTTGCGGTCAATGGCTTGTAGTTCTCGAGCTAGATTATAATTGCCAAATTTATCTGCTATACACCAGCTGGCTGCATTGCGAGTGGTAGAAAATTCACCCATGCGTTGTTCACCACAATATACTGTGTATCCTGGTTTCATGGATCGTATCTGATATCTACCAAACAATTCATAGTCGCCGTTGTCATTTTGCCATAGAATATTGTTTTCTAGTGCATGAAATTCTTTTAGAATAATACGTTCAAAATCTTGATCTTTTATCATTTAAAAACATAATGTGTTAGCAGATAACCCACAGTAGCAGTAAAGAATCCAATTACGCCTATGCCCCACCCTATCAGCTGATCTGTACGTTTGTCAGCCATTTTTTCAACCATGGCATGCACTTCCACTATCATGATTTTGAGACCAGAAAGCTTGTCTTCTAACACTGTTAGTTTTGTTTCCAAAGCATTATAACGCTCAGCGCAAAGTTCTACGTGCGCTTCCAAACTTTTCTTTTCAATGTCGGTGGTTTCCAGCATAATATTTTTCCCAGATCAATTATTTATGGCCACAGGGTCAAACCATATGTTTTGCTCTGACCCTGAAGTTATAATGATTGACGGTAACTCTCTTTGATTGTCTAGATCTATAATCATTGGTACGCCTTCGGAATCTAACCTTAACACCTGTGTGGGATCCAGTCTGTCCCCAAACACACCTTCAGTTTCTGTAGCAAATTCAAATTGCCACGACTGATTTACGCATACAGGATATGTAAGATCAAACAACTGAGTACGCATGGACAAGATCTGTGTGATGGTCTCCCAATTTCTCTGTTGATTTCTTGCTCGATTCCAGGCCACAGTGTCTGTAATCCAGGATCCTGTGCGATCCTGGAAAGGTATTCGTGCTGATTTTGCATGTCCTGTGACACCTGTGGCGGTGATATCAAAAAGTGTTCTACAGATAAATCGCATTAAAATTGCGATCAACTTTTACCGAGCTGATAGATAACTTTTGCTTGTTCCAGCACATCTTGTAAAGCAGGATTTGTTTTGGCAGCTCTGCGTATTTGTCCCCAGAGCTGATCTTCTTTTAATTGTGCGTGTATGTCTATGGCTCTAGGACTTTGGCTATGCAACTGTCGTTGAGCAGAACCATGCTCTCTGACATAGACTGTTTCGCCACCATCTGGTGATTCGTATATAACCGCTTCAGTGATTTTGTTGACCATCATAATATGTGTATTTAACGTCAACAAAAAACCCCAGGTTTTATTCTGGGGTTGTTTTAAATCAGTTAGTTATTACTGAGTTGTGAATGATGCTGTAGCAGAAACGTTACCAGTTGAAATACCGATATTCAATCCACCTGTTGCATTGGCTTGCTGAGCTGCAGCAACCAAAGTTGTTGTAGTGTATGCTCCTGTGGGGAACAATGCAATGTTCAACACTTGTGGATTACCAGGGCTAACTTGATACATAGCAACTGTGCTGGTTTGTTGGATAGCTTGCAACACGTTGGAAACATAGCCATAAGCATTTCCTGCACCTGCTACGCCCAATGAACTGTTGGCAGTCAATGAGAAAAAGTCAAGTTTGGGGCCTTGAAAATTGGTTACGCTTGCGTTAGCAAGATTTGCGCCTTGTGCAACTGAACCGTTTAGTACGTCTGTTGCAAATACTGGTTGTACACCACCTGATACTGGGACAATATATGCCATTTGAAAATCTCCTTAATATGTAGGCTCTCGCCTTACTTTTATTTATCTTTTGGAGATAAAATTAAGGGTCAGGCAATCAGTTCAGGATTGTTTAGTGCACGATTGCCAGCTGAGAATCCAAATCTATTGACCAGTTTTGCGCGGCCTGCAGGAGTTGCTAGTACCCATCCTTCTTGCCCTGGCTGTTGGCGATCCAGTTGTTGTAGCAAATCGCTTTTGAGATCATGCAGGCCTAAAAATGCAGTAAAGGCTGCACTGACACCGTCCATGTTGCTTCTTGGACTCTGCAAATATTCTACTATGTTGTTGAATTTTCTAGGTGTCACATTGGCCTTTAACCAGTCGCCAAATCCAGGCAACAAATTGTTGAAGTTTGTGGTGATTCTTGAATTGATATAACGTTTGCACAGTGCTGGTAGATCAGTTATGCCATGACTGCGAAGATCTATTGGGCTAAACAATTGATCAATTGCTGGGCCTTTTTCTTTCAATAACTGCTTGAGTTCTGCAACCAACTTAGCATTGGGTTTTACGTTTTGTATTTCTTTTACATTAGGAGTTATCAGCAACAGTCCAGGTACCGGGCGTAGTTTGACATCTCCCAAGGGCTCTGCAGGACTTGTTGGGTCAGCAATCTTGGTGTGTATAGCCACACCCACTTCACTGTTACCAATTTGTTGTCCAAGATTGCTGTTTGCAGGAATTTTATATTCAATGAAGTTGGGCCTGAACACATATGCGCCTGCTATTTCTGGTGGAGTTTGTGTGTACAACAAATCGCCTTGGATGTATCCTCGGAAGTTAGCTGGTACTGCGGCACTCAACAAGGGCCACAGTTTCACATAGATAGCAATTAGATCGCCACGTTCTCCACCACGCTGATTCATGATTTTGGCAATTTGTTCTGGGCTGGTGGCCAGGCCATCGTAACCTTTGGCCAGGAATCCAGACTTGTCTGTGAGCACAAACTCTCCAGTGGGTTTGCGTCCAAATATGATAGCAGGTTTGCCATCCCATTTTACAGTGGTAGTGCTGGCAGTATCTGCAGCTGCATCTGCTATGATTTGCAGTGCTTCTCGTATGCCGCGACTGCCTTTTTCAAACACCAGGTCTTCAAGATGTTCAATACGTACATCTTTGGCAGATTCTACTAGAGGTCTCATGCCTTGATTTACAATACGATCTCTTAATCTTGCCAAGAAGTTTGTGTCTGATTCACCACGAGTTTCAAAAAATGGTACACCTTGATTGGCAAAATGTTCTCGGGCATCTGCTAGTTTGGCATCACGTTTGGGATCGTTAGCTAATGCTTGTATGATTGTTTCCACACTGTACAAATCATCTCGGGTAGCAGATTTGTTCAACAACAGTTTGGCAACTTTGTCAGGATCATCTGTGATCACTTGATTAGTAGCACGGTCAGCAATGCCCGCAATTTGATTCAGTTTGTAGCCCATGCTTTTGGCCATGCTATTCATCAACACATTACGATCAACGCCTTTGTACTCTGAGTTGGCAGGAGCAGTCAGTACAAACTTTGACCATGGTACATTTTTCAAGAACATGAAATCAGTCTGTACATAACCTTTGTTGGGATTACCTACTATGGGTGTTTTAAAATGCACCGCAGTACCGGTTTTTCGTATGTAGTCTTCGGGTTTGAATCCATGACTTTGTACCCACTGCGATAATCTGTGTACCAATTGTTCTTTGGTGACCAAATTGGCATCTACTGCTACATCCAAATCACCTGATGTGGGTTTGAGGCCTGTGCTGCCCAGTGTGTTGTTTTGTAGATCCAGGCCTGGCAACATTTGATCTAGCCAGGCCAAGGTAGGTTTTACATCAGTCTGATTGATACGTTGTGTCAGGGCGCGGCCGTCGCCATCTTTGAATACATTGCCGCCTTCAAATATGTTCATATGGGTGTCATCCCCAAGGTCATTAATAGTGCATCAACCTGAGGATTGTTGGTACGCTTGAATGTTTTGTCACCACTGTTGATTCGCAACATTTGACCTATCTGTTGCATTTGTGCAGGAGTGACTCCTAGCGCACGTAATCTTTGTTGCATGACTGGTTTTACGGCTGCGGCACTGGCTATACTGCTAGTGCGTGCTTGAGGATTTTTGTTTCTAATAGATTGGGCAACAGCTTGTACTCCAGCCACCGCTACTTGAAAATATTTTGCCACTGCTTGAGCTTGTTGCGGAGTGCCTCTGGCATTTACAATTTGTTCCAAAGCAGTGTTCAATTCAGTGTCAATACCCGGTAGTTCTCTAACATCATCCATTTCTATTGTTTCGCCAGTGGTTGATTCTGATGTTTTGAGATGGTTGTCGCTCCAGGATATAAAAGCATCTGCGTACTGATCTTCATCTGGCGATACAGCTTCATTAATGGCGCCTTGACGTCTTAGTGCCGCAATGGTGCTGGCATTTTTTGGATCGTTAGGATCTAATTTTTGTCCACCAATGCTGATAAGCTGATTTGAAGCTGGTGTTTTCAATGAAGTAGTTGTAACTGTGCTAGGGGTGCCAGTGAGTTGTGCGGCGCCTGCTGCACCATAGTTAGGTGTTGATGTGGTTTTTGGTGCAGGAGCGGGTGTGCTGGCAATGACAGTTGGTTCAGCTTTGGC